CAGCACCCGCCAGGACATCGGAATCTGCACCGTAATGAATTGCGGCGACCGGTACAAACAGGTTCGAAGCCGACACAGTAGTGGTCGTAATTACCTCGTATTCCTTTTTCGTTACCGGGTCGATAAGAGCAGTCCCCTGCTCAATCTCGACAGACACCGTGCCATCGGCAAGAGTCACTTCGGCTTTTCCGGAAGCATTCGCCGGAGCCTTGTGCGGAATCCCGTATTCAGCGCCGAAACCGTCAAGCGCAGAAACATCGCAAGTCGTCACGAACCTGTTTTTCCATATCCTTTTCGCGATTAGCGTCATCATGTAGAGCATTGCGCCCAGCACGTGCGCAAGAACCTTCAGCACGCCTTTTCGCAGCGTGCTGGACTGGCCGTAAAACTGGATGGCCATCGCGTTCTCGACAATACGGACAAGGTCCTGCAAACTTTTAAATTCCATCTGTAGCCTTCCACTTGATTTCGTAAAGCAGCGCGACATTCTCGCTGTCCGGCCGTTCTATCGTGATTTTAATCGACATCGTTTCCTTATTGACAATTTCTGCGCTGCACTTTACAGATTTTGCCACGCCGTCCTTGACCATCCACGAAAGTGCCTCGACGACAAGCGTCTCGACCTGGCGAGCGGTTTCATCGGTAAGTTTTCCGGGGAACGCTTCGTAAAGGTATCCGCCGAGAGTCCCCTTTTCATCGAGAGCGTCACCCCACCAACCGCCGACAACGGGAGAAAGGTTCGCCACCTTGTCAAGGTTGCGTTCGCGTGCATAGGTGCCGATGGATATGATGACGACGTTTTCGAGGCTGTCGGTAGTAAGCAAGTCGTGGTCGGCCTCGCTGAAAGCGAGGTCGAAACAGCCATCTTCTCTGCGATGTAAAGCAAGGTCGCTCACACCACAAAAATAAACGACCTATAACATATTAAGGCCGTTTTTGGAACATCTTTTTTATGGCCCAGGAATGGGCGGAGTTGTCGGGCCCATAGCGGAACCGTGCTTGTGTGTGCTCAAATTGTAGGCGGCGGCATTGACGAATGTTCCGGCCGCATCGACGCATTTAGCGGCAACTTCATCCGTTGCAAAAACATGACCCCTTACATCAAGCGCACCATCGACCAGGAAAGATTTTCCGTTGGTAGGCTTCGCGACAATCGATCCGTCTTTTTTAAGCCAGATGTATTGACCGTAAGGCGAATGGACCGCGACTTCGCCCTCTTCAAGTTTTTCCGGAAAGTCGCTGTGTGTAGCCACGACAACGCCGTTCTCGCGGGAGCCGCCGATGAACAGCGCAATGCCGTCCACCTCGCCCTTCGGGCGGCTCGAAAAGCCGTATTGCTGGACAAACTCTACACCGCGCCGTTTTTCGCCAGCAATGAGTTCCACATCGGTTTCCAACTCACCAGACACATACTTGCTGGCGATAACAGTGCAGCGGCCTACAATCAGGCGCAGACGGCTCAAAATGGGTTCCAGGACGTTACCGAAATTCATTTGCCACTCACCGCCTTCTTTACAGAGGCCCACGGGTCAGACTTTGCACCCTTCTTGGCCTTTTTCTTTTTCGACTCGGGTTGCGGCGCGTAGACATCGGGAGAGACTAGCGTCAAGTTCGCCACCGAGCCTGACGAGCCCCAGGAATACTCGACCGACGAAACGAGAAGGTCAACAGGAGTCTCGACGAACGCTTCCGGGGCAAAAAGCGAACAGACGACGCCGGGAGTCCACAGACCGCCGGAATGCGACCATCCGCTCACACTCGCGCTAAACTTCATCGACTTAGCCTTCCGAACCTTGCACTCCCAATCCGCTCGGGCCTGCACCTGCTCTTTGTCTACGGAATTTGAGTCCACAATGATCATCGGGCGCGTCCGGACTACATCGGAATCGGACGCCTCGCCGACAACCTTCTTGCGGCCTGTTCCATATACGGAATATTTTGAAAAACGGTCTACAAGCGAAAATTCCACGCTCGCAGAAAGCAGGTTTTCGCCCTGCTTCAATGCGGGCCCACGTGCACAGGATTCAGGCTTCAGCAGATAGACGCCGCCGAGCCCGTCGGAACACGGCAAAATCCCACGCTCCTTGCAGAGTTTCGCGATGGTATCAAGCGCTTTCGCTCCGGGTTCCACGGCGAATCGCGGGAACGCCTTGCCAACATCCACATCCATCTTGTTCGAGAACTTGAGCCCGAACGACTTGCAGATGCTGTCGATTATCTCGGCCATCGTCTTGTCTTTCCATTCAAGCGGACTTTCGATGCCGCAGTCGGCGATGTCGGCTGTCTTTTCTGACCCGGTAACGCTTATGGCATGGCTGCCCGCAGAAAAACTCGCCTTCAGGTCGTCGATGTAGCCGTTGATGACTTTCACGCCATCTACAACAACCGTCACGGTATCGCCAGGGAAAAGGCGGACGCGGTCGCCGTCACTGGAACGCGCGACCAGCGTGAGCGAGAAAGTCGCGGCAATCCGATCGAGCGACCGCGAGACTCTCGCTTCGGTCCAGCTGGAAAACTTTCTTCCATTCGCATAGACTTCAATCATTTCGAGAGCACCCTCAAGTTGCGCGGAGTAATGATAAGCGGGTCGCAGATTCCGTTGCGTTCCAGAATATCGTCAACGCGGTCAAGGTTCCCGTAGCAATCGAAACACGCCGAAAGAATATCGCGCGTGCCGTTCATCGGACATTCCACGACCACAGCCAGGTTCGACATCTCGTTTCGCAGATACTTGAGCGCCGCAGCCTGCATATCCAGGAGGTTCAGGTAATCGTCGATAGATTCTGCCGCTTCGGCAGCAAGCGCAAACGTCTCGGCAACGGCGTCCTGCATCTCGCGGGATTCTTCAGCACTGCCGAAACTGCAGTCGACAACCGACTTCGCAACCATCGACGCGGCACTCATGAGCATAAGACGCCCGATTTTTCCGGACAGTTCGTCTGCAGAGGCGTATGCCGTAGACTTTCTGTCCGATACGATAGACTTCATTATCGAGAGGCTTTCTTTCACGTAGCCATTCGCGGCATCATCCCTGGTAACGATATCTGCAGAGAGCGTAAGAATATGCTGGATGCGGCTCGCAAAGTCCGCAGGCGTGCCAAGCGCTATGCTGACATTCTCGCGGATCTGCGAGACGGTATTCACGAATTCCGAGACGCTGCGGATGGAGTTGCGGGCATCCTCGATCATATCGAGAACGCCGACAGTAAACGCGGCAACGGAATCGACAACGGATTTCGCCTTGCCAAGAATGCTAAACTCTTCAACGAAAGCGGATTTCGTATTGTCCAGAGTGGCGTCCGCCTTCTCGATGGCGGTACCGCGCAAATCCTCGACGCTGTTCGCATTTTCTTTCGGGTCCTGCTCCGGGACGAACGTCACGGGAATCTCGATGTATTCCTGTGTCTCGCTATTGTATGGGACAGTATATTCAGAGCATCGGGCGTTAAATCGCCCGTATTGCGGATGAACTAACTCGAAATATCCTTCCTTGTCAAATGCCTCTTCAAGTGTTCTGCACTGACTTTCAGCATCGACACCTAGCAGAAATATTGAGAACGAATACGAACCGACCTTTTTTCCGCAGTCCTCGTTCGAGTGTTTATTCGAATACGGAATCGCCTTCGTGATGATTGCGCGGCCGCCAGTCTTTTCAGCGCTTGCAACAAAAAACGGAATACCGGCATAGGAACCGCCGACACACTCGATAACGCCGCCAGGCGTATTGATTGAAACCTTGTGCAGTGCCTGTTCGGCCATTATAGACCTCCAAGAACGTAACCGCGCGACCAGTCGAAATCACCCTGCGCAGGCGGAGTCACCTGGACACCGCGAGGCATGTTGGTAAAATCGACAGCGAAGCGGCTTGTAGTTGTCGTGTGAGTTTCGCTGACAGACTTTGCGACAGTAGAACCGAGCGACGGCGTAGGGCCAGGAGCAGAAGCACCAGAAGAAGCCTCGCGCACGGAAGGCTGTTCGTCATCGCCAAAAAGCGAGCCGATAATGGGCATACCCTTCACGAAAGACTTGACAGAAGTTATGGCCGCCTTGATGTTTCCGAAAATAGCATCATAAAGCATCGAGCCTATGTTCGAAATACCGGACTTGAAACCTTCCCACAAGTTCGAAAACGCCTCGGGTAGGGACTTGAAGAAATTTACAAAGGGGTCAATGATCAGCGACTTTATACCATCCGCCCACCATTTTACACAGTCCTTGATTTCGCCCCACACGTAGTCGATGGCGTCACCGACCAGATTCCAGTTGTCATAGATAGACTTGATGGCAATGCCCCAGGAAACGACCGCAGCGACAATAAGCCCGATGGTCGCGAGCACCGGACCGCCAAGGAGGCCAGCCAGTAGTTTCGCACCGACAAGCAGACCGTGCCCGTAAGTGAAAATGCCCTTGACGGCAACGCCGATAATCTTGAATATCGGGCCCATCTGGTAAAGCCCGAAAAGGATTTTTCCAATCGCGGGCAAGATCGTGACGAAACTCGTCACGAACACTATTGTGCCGGGGCCTATCGCCTGGACAATGGACAAAATCGTGTTTAGGATTGCGGGAATTTTCGGAAGCAACGACTTGACATACTCTGCAGTGCGTCCAAAAATCTCCTTTACAACCGGCATCAGTTCCTCGCGATTGTCCTTGACAAAGCCCTGCACGCTCTTGAACAGGTCGATGAAAACCGGGAACAGTTCCTGCGCGACTGAAATCTTGAGCGAGTTTACCGTCTCAAGAACGTCCTGCAGGCTGTCGTTGAATGCTTCAGCATTCTTCGCGCCCTCTTCGGAATACCCGCCACCGTGCGACTCGAAATCGGCAATCAGTTTTTTAATGCCTTCATCGCCCTGCGAAAGCAATTCAGCCATCTTCAGGCCGCTCTTGCCGAAAAGTTCCTGCGAAACAAACGCCTTCTGCTCTGCAGAACCCAGTTTCTGGTAACTATCGGCAACAGCCGCAATCAGCGACGGCGTATCCTTGAAGTCCGCAAGTTTCTTGCCGCCAAGGATAGAGTCGAACATCTTAAAGGCAGTCTTGTCGCCGCTGCGAGCCTTGCCAAGGCTCACGTTAAACTTGCGCAGAGCGCTGTCCATTTCTTCGGTAGACATTCCCGCATGTTTCGCGGCAGAACTGAAAGCCTGGTAGTCCTTGACAGACAGCCCGACAAGTCGCGAAGTCTTTGCAATCTTGTCGCCGGACTTCGCATACTCTTCGGCAAATCCGTAACTCTTGTCGAAAGCGCTCTTGATAGACGAGCCGAGAGACTTTATTCCGGAAGCGAAAATCTGGACGCCAGCGACAGCGAACGTCTGCTTCATTTTCTTGTGCAAATCGGAAATAGCGGAATCGATTTTTCCAATTCCGGAAACGGTTCCGGTAATGGAGTCCTTGTCCGTGCTGAAACCGAGTTTTACCAACAGAGAATTTGCCATAGTTCCAAAATAAAATTCAGCAATACAAAAAAGTTGTTTTTAGATACATCTTTTCGAGCGTAAAAAGTGACCCGCAAACAGGTCACTTCTTTGGATTCGTCCACTTGGCATACTTTTCTACCGCTTTAAGGCTAAACTCGAAGGCTTCCGCATCGAGGGCCATTATCTGGTCGTAGGACCAGTGGAAAACGCCAGCAAGAGCCGCAAAGCCGTCGTCAAATCCTAGCCTTCGCCACTTGTTAAGAAAGGGCGGGCAAGATCACCAATCGCCTTCACGTCGCGGGCATCCATATTCAGCACCACGGATGCACTCTGCCCGGTAGCGCACACGACAAGCGCAATAAGCGCATCGCCTTCGCCCTTCGTGTTGCCGATAGCCCTGAGGTCCGCGCCATTATAGGATTCCTTGACGGTAACGCTTTCAATCTGTTCGCCGTTCGCCTTGGTAATCGGCTTAATGAGAGTATGTTCCATATTTTTACTCCTTTTATGGATTGTTATAAATTAAAACGAGCCGCATCCAGGTGCTGACCCCGGACGGCAGGCCCAAGCAATCACGCTGGACCATACCGCTTCAACCGGAAGTGCGGAGGTCGTAGGAAAGGACACTACCCTACGATTTCTGGTCGTCAGCAGGCTTGCCGGAGAATTCGCAACTCACCTCGCCCTCTTCGCACGATTCCGTGACCTGGGCGCTGCAGCTTGCGTTCTCGATGACAAACGTCTTGCCGTTCGGCTTCTTAAGCGTGATAGTGGCGTTCTTGATGTGCTGGAGTTCAACAATGTCAAGGTCGCTCGTATCAGTCAGAACAACAGAAATCTTGCTCGGGTTGTTGCCGACGCACTTGTATCCAAGCAGCACGCCATCCGGGCCCATAACGGGCTCGAAGTGCTTGCCGCCATACTCAATGTTCGGATGGCCCTTCAGGTTATACAGGAAGCCGTTGATCTTGAACTCGTACTCACCGCCGACAACTTCGATTTCGTCACCCATTGTCAACCTCCTTAATCAAAAACCAGTTTAGACTTGGAAACAAAGAACTGCTTGATAAGGTGTGCCGGAATCAAGAAGTTCATGGCATATTCATCATCCGGATCGAGTTCCACGACGACGTTCTGGGCAAAGCCCTCGCTATCGTAGACAAGGCCCTTCTCTTCCCAGATCTTGTAGCGAGCAATGAGTTCAGCCTTGCCAAGCGACGGCGTCATCACCTGCTGGCCCTTGCCGAACTTGCTGCCATCCGGGGCGAGTTTCGCATGCGGATACTTGAGC